AGGTTGGTTACCTTTTCTTTGTTCGATTAGTTCAGACTGTTGACTAGCTTGTATTCTAGTTCTTTCATCTTTACGATCTTCTTTTTCTTTTTCTCTATTTTTTAAATTTTGAGTTTCAATACCTTTTAACTGCATGTTCATTTGAAACTCTAACTGCATTAATTCTTTTTTGTATTCAACTTCTTGTTGCATTTTTACTTGTTCTAGCTGAGCTTTAACTTGTTCTAACTGTGCTTGAACTTGTGCGTTTGCTTGGTTTTTTTGTACTTCAGCTTGAGCTGCAACTTGTTGTGCTTGTGCGTTTGCCTGTGCTTGTGCTTGTATATTTTGCTGTTGCATTAATTGATCTCTTTCTAACTTCTTTTTTCTACGTATTTTTAAAACTTGATTAGCTAGTTTTAAATTTTTAATTTCTCTAATATCAATAGCGTCTTCTAAATCTATTGTTTGTTGTGCTAAAGCTACTTGTATATTATTTTCTAATTTAGCTTGCTCTTCTTCGTCTGGCATTAGCTCTATAAATATACCAAAATCATAAAGATGTAAGTCTGACATTTCAGAAAGAGTAGCTACATTATGCGCTCCAATAGCTTGTATAAAAGCGTCTCTTGTTGGTGAGTATTCTATAATGTCAGATATTCTAAGTGAAAGCTTTTCTGCTACTTCAGAAGTTAATAATAATCCAGCGTTTAATATATGTCTTGTAGCAGTGTTAGAATTAGCCGCGGCTAATTTCTGTACTCCAACTAAAGCGTTTTTATCTGGCATACTACCATCTCTAGCTTCATTTAACCCGGTTACATCTCTTATCATTTGCATGTAGTAATTATAGTTACCAATAAGAGCTTGTATTTTATTACCTCCAGATCCAGATGTTATTTCTTGTATAGGTACTTTGCCAGGATTCATGTCACCATCTGAAGTAAAAGATCTACCTATAACACTACCAGTTTGAAAAAACATATTCAAAGCTTCTTGTGGACTATAATTAGTACCGTTACCTAAATCTATTTCAGCAAGTCCGTCTGCGTCTAAATAAACACCATCAGGTATCATACGTGACATTACTTGTTGTAGCTTTAAATGTGTTAACTGAATCATATCAGCAAAACCAGTAATTCTTTTCACTAAAGAATCTATATTACCTTTGTACATACGTGGTGCTACTATACTATAATTAGTTTTAACTTTAGTGTAATCACTTTTTGGCCTCATCATGTTCTTAGACATTTCCCACTTCAAAAGTTTATTTGTACCAATTACCATAGCACCTTCATATAAAACTTCTATAGCTCTTTCTAATTTAGAAAAACCACCCTCCTTATCTTCAGGTGGATTAAACTGATCATCTTTAGGTATTATTTTATCTGCGCCAGTTCCAGTTTCTTTTATTTTATATACTTCATTCATATAAGTTTTGTAATTAAAGTATAGTACTTGTACTTTATTATTATCAAACTCATCGTAAGTGCTAGCGTTTTTATAAGAGTTATTAGTATACAAAGATCTAGAGCTAATTATTTCTTCTAAATCACTTTGTTCTAAATGTGGAAATTGTTTTGCTAGTTCGTTTATAGGTATAGTTTTTACTTCACCAACGTAGTATATATCTTCAAAATAAGGTGAATCAGTATAAGAATAAACCAAATCTGCTGGATCAACATATTCTACAGTTGCTCCTTCAGAAGTAGTAAAACTTGTTTTAACAGCACCTATACCAAGAACAGTTAAATCATAATAAAATCTTTTTTGTATTAAATCATAGTTACTACCGTTTAACAATGTTTGTATAGCTTGTTCTTCTGCTATCTCTACGGCTTGCTTGTAACTAATTTGCATGTGTAACTGCAATTCTTCCATAGACTCTGGAAGTTCGGATGGTTCGTTTTCTGATATTTGTATACCAAAAGCTTGTTCTGCAAACTCATTTAATTCTATAGTACGCATGTCATCTATAACAGACTGCATGTATTGAGTTCTTTTTTCTACACCATAAGGATCTTGCGAGTACGCTTTTATGTCGTACATACGGTTAGACATCCCATTAACAACTATATCAACAAACTTAGGTACAATAGGAACTGGTGTCCAGTCTAGATTTAAGTAGCTTAAGTCACCATTTATAGAAAGTTCATCTTTATATTTCTGTATCGATTGATTACCTTCTGCATAAAGTCTTAATCTATGAAAATCATTATAGTGCTTGTGGTATCTATTAAGTCCTTGATCTTTGTTGAACCACTCATGTTCTATAGCTTTGGCAACCTTTAATCCATAGTCATAACTAAGCTTTTCAGCGTCGCTTACGACTTGACTAGGAAAATAATTGTTAATATATTCTGCCATGTTTTATTTTATTATTTTTGATGTATTACCAGTATTAGTATACTTAGAAATACTTATGTTTAATTTAGGTTTTTCAATTTTTACGTTTGGTCTGTATAAGTTTCTATTACAAGCCATGATAGCAAGACCAGAACTTATCGAGGCATCAAACTTTGTTCTTTTAGTTATATCAAACTTAGCCCAATCATTTAGTGTTTCATTAAAATATATATTACCATAAACACCGTCTTGTAAATGACCAACGTGTTGTTGTATATACATTTCAATAGCTGCAGCGTGTGCTTGTTTTATGTCTTCACTAGAGTTTGGTATACCACCTATTTCTTTTTCTGAAGCTGATAACTTATTCCAAATTTTATCTGGTCTATTCATACTATAACCTCTATAACCTCTTCTTCTTAAATGATACAATAATCTTGGTTTGTTATTCTCTGCTAGTATTGGCATACCATAAAATACTAATGCCATCAAAACATCTTCGAAAAATATTTCAGCTGTTGGTGGCCTTGATATATATTCTAAAAACATATGATTAGGTGGACAGTCTTCCATGCTAAACTTAGTTAAACCGTGTAAAGCTCCATTAGAACCTTTACCATCAACTGTTCCTGATATATCGTAGCTATCACATCCAAAGGCGCCCATATGTTCGTTTCCAGGATGTTTAACACCATTTTTAACTATTATTCTGTTTTGTAGATGACTTGGTGGAACCCAGCTTATATTAAACCTACCTTTTGGATCTGGGTAAAACATTACTTGTGTATCTTTTACCCCGTTGACCCACTGAAAGTTTCCTTTACTTATATTGCCCTGCGCACCAACGCCTTCGTTATAATCTATTTGCTCGTATATTTTAGTTAAATTAAATATACTGTTTTTAGCTTCGTCTCTAAACGCATGTTCTTCAGTTCTTGGAAACTGTCTATAAAATTCGTTCAACGCATCTGAATCACCTTTTAAACCTTCTACTTCGTTATTCCAGTGATCAATAATACCATATTCAATTAATTCTCCATCTGGTCCGTAAACATCATGATCTGGGTTATTAAAGACTGGTTTTCCGTATCCATCAATAAATCCTTCATAGTTCCATTCCATTGGGATAAAAAGAGAATATAAACCAGACTTTGTCTGTCCATTACGATTTCGCTTTGTAACGTCTGAATCATTGTATAGTTTTTTAAAATTACCACCACCTTTTTCTAACGCATTGCTAGTACTACCCATCATGCACTTACCTACAACTTTAGCACCTAATCTTAAACAAGTTTTTGTAACTCTCCAGTTGTTTAGAATATTATCTGGTCTTTCCCACTTACCGCTCTCATCGTGTACTAGTAAGCTAAGCTTTTCACCGTCATAACTATTGTCACCAGTATTCTTCCAATCAATAGTAGTATCTAATCCTACCAAGTCTTCTTGCTGTTCGTTAGTTACTATTTTTCTACGAGTAAACTTACTAGCTGGCACTCTATACGCGAGTTCAGACTTAGGTCTGTCCATACCGTCCTGAATAGGTTTGAAAAAGAAAGGATAGTTAACCGATATTGGTACTACTTTATCTGTAAACATTTTCTTAGCATCAGATCCACTCTTTGATAGTATACCATATCTACTATCACTCGATATTGTTGCTAAATTAACTGTTTCTGCACTTGACATAAAAGAAAATCCAGAACGTCTATTTTTAAGATAACACATCCCGTAACATCTTTTATCCGCTTTACAAGCTTCCCAAAATATAAAGAACAGTCTGTTTGCCTCTCTAAAATCTGGAGCACCTACATCTATTTTACTCCATTGTAAATACATATAGTGACTACCTGTTATATACGTTGGTTTTCCATCGTTCATAAACCAAAAACCTTCGTCTCTACGTTTAAACTCTTCGTCTATATAGTCATACCACTGTTCTTTTTGCTCCTCAGGGTATGCTCTCCAGTCAAATATGTTTTTAAGTTTATCTAATTCTTTTGGATACTCTATTTTTTGCCATCTAGAGGATTTGTGCACGTGCACTTGCATTGGTTCCAACGGCAAGCCGATACGCAAATTTTGTATTTCAAGTATTTCCCCAATTTTACCAGTTTTTGATATAACGATAATATCATGTTCTTTATTGTATCCATATTTCCATTTTTTGCCACGGTTCATCCGTGTGATTGTTGTTTTCTTTATAGGCTCTACGACCTTAACTAAATTTTGCTCGTACATTACTTAGATCTGCCTTCTGCGAATCCTTTAAAAGTTTTTTTCTCTGCCTCTTTAGGTGTTTTGCCCTCAAGCAGGTTATTTTCTTCTTGAATCCTGTTAAGTATTTCAAATGCGTCAAATATTGCTAG